GCCGGTAGATTTTGCGGCCTGTTATACGAAACAGATGAGCCCTGGAAGTTCTGCCATGGTGCATTAGGGGTTCCACCACTGTAGAAGTCTTCGTCTAAATTACCTCCACCTGAACTGAAGTATTGATTATATTTTGAGTTATAGTCATTGATTGCTGGGCCTACAAAAGAATCAAACGCATTCCCCGCTGCGTACATAATTTGCAGTTGCTGTGATGAAAATCCTGACTTCGGTCGCCAGTGATATGGAACTTCGCCGAACCCCTCATAGATATCAAAAATGGGGTAATACCCTGGATCGTCATCGTCATCAACATACTCAAAAAATGGTGGAGACTTACTGATAAAACTATTAGACGTGAAAATTCTTAGGTTTGTAAATAAGGTGTCTACATTGGGCTCTCCACGACCCACTGGGTAGAGATGCACATTCGTAGCTTGAGTAAAGAAGGTATCTCCGTCATCGTCCTCCTCAGCCTCGTATACATCCGCCAGAGGGCTTGTAAAGTCTAGATTATCGAACTGATCCCAAATTATTCGCGTCTGTCCACTCCCAGAATAAGAACTCGGGTTAACACTATTAAATGTATTTTTAAAATTCCAGACCGAAACATTCGGGACAGCGGCAACATAGCTGAATTCAACCTGTACTTCATCTCGATTGAAAGAGCCGAAGTCCATCTCGTCAAAAAGATCTCTACGACTTCTGTAAAACGCGCTTTCTTGGGCATCTACATTTAATGCAGCTTGGGTTACTGGTCCGAAAAAAGGATTAGCAGGATCAAG